CCATACCCCAACCATTAAATGCTTTAGCACCGTAGATCTTAGTATCGCAAAAGTCTTTAACCTGTTGATACCAATCATCTGCTTGTTCGTGTGTTTCACCTTGTAAAACATTTAAGAACTTGCAGTTGCCATTGCGATGCTTGATAAAGTATTCGTTATTATATCTAGTGGCATTTACTGCCTGTTGATATGATTCAATACCAGTTGCTTTACGTCCGGCAGGACTACGTTCAACCCACGCTGGAATATCAAGTACCATGCCATAGTCCATAAGTGCATCCATCCAAGTTAATACTTGTTCACGTTTTTTCTGTGCGGCATCTAATCGAGCTTGATAGAGCTTAGGATGATCTACTTTGGTGTACTTAGGATTACCATTCTTATCAGTTTTAGGATCGCCAGTAGGATGTAGTTGTGGTACAAGCTCAACACCTTTAGCATTGACTTCTGCCCACATGGCAGCAACTTCTGGTCCTGTAGGATCACGCCACTCGCCTTCCCATACACCTTTACCAATCTGGAATCCACCAGAGTCACCTAAGACCCAGCTAGTGCTACGATCTCTATTACGAAACATATCTTCAGTTTCATCTGGCTTGGTAAGATCTAAGTTAGCATGTCCTGCAGAGTATAGACAGTGATCAAAGTAAAATGCACCTTTATCTGGATTTAGATAGTTAAGACTTTCTATGCCATTAGTTAGACTTGGCGGTATACGTGCAGGATCTACATAGTTTCCATAGCGTTGTTTGCCTATGAACGTTGAGTAGAAACCTGACGTAGCTGGCAAGAAGTATGCGTAATCGCTTTGCTGTGCAGTCAGGTTTTTATTCATTATTTGCTCTGTGCTGGTAAAATGTAGTTGTATTCAGCAAGACCAGAATCAACTGTAATTTGCATAGCACCTGCATCTGCAATACGCATAGTCTTATCACCGTCAAGTGCAAGAATTGCCATAACTTGATTCACAGGCCATGACCATGTCTGCTTTAATTTTCCATCTACATTAGCATGGAACACAAATGATCCTGCGTGTGTACTTGCATCACCAAAGAAGAATACTAAGTTGCCACCTTCTGTTTTAACTTGGAAGGTTGTTTCTTCAGTATGTGCTGCCGCTTGCAAACGTAAACGTTGAATACTTGCTACTGCTGGCTCAAACTGAATGTCCCAACTTGCACCTTTGAACTTAACTGACTTTAGCTTTTCATTAATAATTTCACTATTCATGAAACGATAATCGTTTCTAAAGTCTTTAGCGGCATTTTCAAAGTGCAGACTAGTTGGAATCTCAACTCCGTTACGTTGTGAACGTACTACTTCAATGTTAGCACCTTCTTTGTACTCTGGGTTCTTCAAGTGTAATGCTAACTTGTCTAAGTTAGGCATACCAAAGACGCCATCGAATTCGTCAACTGCCTTGTGTGTTTTTGCAGTAACAATAACACTACGGTCTTCGGCCATAGATTCAATTACAGTGTCTTTATCACCAGTAATTTTAACTAGTGGTAGAAAGCCTAAACTGTGTGTATGTCCTACGAGGTCTTTTAAAATATCTTGCATGATTGTTTCCTTTGTTGTATAGTATATAGGTTTTTATATTAGAAGTCAAATAATTTATTGAAAGTATTTGTCTGTTCGGTTGATCTGATATCCCAATTAAGAACACCGATCAGGTTTTCTAACTTGTTATCAATAATCGTCTGTTCCATTTCTTCGTGATTAAATGGTAAATCCTTAAACCACTGGGGCAGTCTAAGTTCATCTACTGGATAGGCTACTGATGTAAACCCCAGTGGATTTTCTTTGAGCTTACAAACAATAACTTTAGCACCGTCTGTAATGTTCATTGAATATTTGTCGTCGTACATGCGTTTTAGAGTATTCCAGTTAATGCTTGCACGAACGTGCCCTGGCATATTGGCCTTACCTGCTTTTGCTTCTTTAGATTGATATTCTGTAATCTTATTGGCACGTTTAGGCGAACCTTTCTCCCATCCCGGTCGAGCCTTGAAGTTAGTACGGAATTCAGTAATATGGTCTAATACATCTGTTTCAGTAGCACCAGTTAAGACTTTCTCCAAAATATCACTTAAGAAGTTTTGAATAAATTCTGGCGTATCACTACGTTTTAGATCCAAGCCCATGGCCTTGATCTTACCTGGCTTACCTTCTACGTCTGTACGCTTACCTTCTTTATCGTAGTAAAGAACGGCATAACGTTTCTTAGTAATAAACAAACTCTTACTACCGACAATCTCACGTCCTGCTTTAATAACTTCGCCACGGTTCTTTGGGCAATGAAATGCATCTAACATAAACTGTGGGAATGTGTTATTAACTTCTTCTGCAATCTGGTCATAGAGTTGAATAACAGTTTCTTTAGTCCATGGAATACTACCTTTATCAATTTCTTTTTGTAAGGTTTTGTAAGCAGAAAAGTAACAACTGTCAGTATCACCATAGATAATAGCTTTACCACGATAGTCATAGTCACCTGTTACAATCTCATTAACCTTGCCTGCCATGTGTTTAACAATTTGACGACCTGTTAGTGTAGTACTTTGTCCAATACGCTTATCAAAAAAGCGGCAACCAGGGTTAAGAATGGCACCGTACAAACTATTAAGGTTAATCTTTTTAACGAGCTGTCGTTTATCCCAATATTCTTCTTCAACTTTGTTGCCTGCCTTGATACATTCTTTTAGTTTAGCCTGCATCTCTTTACGTTCGGCATACCAACGTTTTAACAATCCAGGAATAATTCCTTCTTTCTCGTAGGTAAAGATAGTACCATTGGCACTAAGCATAAATGGCTGATTGCTTTCAAATATCAATCGATATACTTCGGCAGCACTTAGTTTGTCAACTCCACCTTCTTCCCAGTCAATGGTAATTTCTGTGCCAATTTCTTTGTTCATAACAGCGGTATACTCAACACTACCGAACATGCCTTCCCATGCAGCCGCAAATGACTTACCTTTTGCTGTAAGTTCGTCAATATATTCTTGTGTGGCAGTTTGACGTAACTGTCCTACAATAGTTTCTGGTCCCATGTTAAGTGCTCTAATAGCACTAGGGTACAGTGAGTTAATGTCTAATGAGCCAATCCAATCTTGAATGCCTTCTTTAGGATACGCTACATACGCACCTGCGGCTGAGTTGTCTGCTTCTTCATCGCGTTTAGGGCGATTAGGAACTTGGAATCCTCTACGATGGCATTCGTTAATAATAGCCTGTTCAGTAACAGCTACAGCACCCATTGTGGTCTGTAGTAATACAGTACATTCGTGTGCTAGTTTATTAGATAAGTCAATAAATTTTAGTTTTTTATCTAGTTTATCTAATAGTGCAGTATCTTGTCTGTTATATTCAACAAACTTACGGAAGTCGTTGTTGTACAGTTGATCCAGTGTACCTTCGTAAACAGTTTTACTTTCACCTACTTCCATTTCTCCGATTGCATCCAATCGATAGGTGTGTCGTTCTTCATAGGTGTACTTGCGGTACAACTCGAGACTGTCCAAATGAACGCGACCAACCAAGTCATAAGTAGTAGCTGTTTTTCCATACTTTTCATACTCACGTTTTTTAGGATATTGATCCCACAAGCATAATCTACGGGTGTCGTCTTTGCTTAATACTTTAGTAATGCGGTTAACCGTATAGGGCATATCAAAGCCCTCACTGTTCCAACCACTTAGGATGTCAGCGTCTTGTATTAGGTTCAAGAACGTATCTAGCATATCTGCTTCGTTGTCAAAGATATGCGTGTTAGGAAAATCCTTAACAAGTTCTTCTGCTTCTGCTACACTCATTTTCTTTGGAGGAACTGCCAAACATACAAGTGTGTCAAGCCATTGTAGGTGAACAGCGATAGCAGTAATTGGCATAAATGCGTCCTCTGGACTAGCATAGCCACGTTCTGGATCAAAGTCCACCTCAATATCCCAGAAAGCTACATTGAGCTTTGGTGCGTCTTGATTGAGATAGTTTTCACTAAGTGTAGAGAAGATAGGATTAATATCTGCTTCAAATAGTGTTTTGTTTGAGTTAATTGACAATTCCTTGCGGAAGTCTTTTGAGTTTTTACATACAACTCTTGATAAAGGGTCACCGTAAATACTTTGGTACTTACCCCTCTGGTCTGGATAGTAAAACGTATAGCGTACAGGAAACTCTTTGAATACTCGTTTCCCCTCTGTGCTACGTTCGACTACCTTCACGATATCAGCATCACGCTGAAAGAATGCATCTACGTACAAATTGTTTCTCCTATGCAATTTAAGGCCTGCAAATACCTACGTTGTCATTTATGGCTGACTAAACCTTTCTCTTACATATTTAGTAGTCTAATGTAGCCTACTAGATCAATAGTGACTAATAGTAGGTAGTTAGCTACCATGCCTGTACTTTTACGGGTCCAGGCGGCCCATCCAAATATTGCGCACTGAAGTATAAAGATTGGATAGAGATAGAAAAACAGTGGATCAGTTGCCCCGGCTGCTAATGTTAGCGAACATCCAAGGCTCATGAACCATGCTGTAATTTCCAGTGTAAATCGAGTAGGCCATTCTCGATAGTCTGTCCTTGCCCAATTATAAATGCCTTTTATAAATTCCATTAATCTTGCGGCAAGCGTCCAGTAACACCCAAAATCATTTCAACATCTTCCCAAGCACTTTCGTGCTCTTTCCAATTGTCTTTATGGGCAATAGTTATTGCTTTATTAATAACACTTGGCTTAATTTCCAATTCTTCTGCCACAGCTTTAACCGTTTCTTTGAGCCCTTCTTTCAAATCCTCAATTTCACGTAAAACGGTACTACCTTCGTTGATCAAACGTTCTAATTTGGCTTTTTCTTCAGGCCCATACATGCGTGTACTCATTGACATTCCTTTAAAAGTATTGTATAATAATAACATACTTAGCTACACAGAGCAACACATATGAAAAAATCTTTGTTAATTAGTTTGTTAATTTGTTCAAACGTTTCTGCCCAATGGTTCAATCCTGATGCCGCGTTTAGTACTAAAGACAACGAGGTTGAAACTATGCTAATCACTTGGAAGCCTGTTGAGAATGTACAACAGGTTTGTCAAAATGAATATAAACGTCGAGGCCATGGTGGATTCAATTATAAAGTAGATGCTTGTGCGTTTTGGAACTTTGCCACTAGAACCTGTACTATCTATACAAAGAAAAATCCTACATTACATGATGTAGGACACGAAATCCGACATTGTTACCAAGGTAACTATCATTAAAAAAGCGCCCCAGGGGCGCTTTTTTATGGAGCCGCGTTGGCAGCACCAGGACGAAGTTTTTCGTATTGTAATAGCAATGCATCAAGATCTGGAACGCGGCCCATATGTGCTCCGAGTTCTTGAGCTAACACTCCCATCTCACCTTCTTCATCTGTAGTTAAACTGGTTGCAGAAGCTGTTGCTGGATCAGCAGTTGGAGTAACTGCTGGCTTAACTGGAGGCTTAACTGGATCAGTTGGTTTAGTTGCGCCACCACCACTCAATGCAGCCATTGCTCCTGCACCAGCCGCCACTCCTAACTTACCTCTATTATTAGAAACAGCGCCAGCAACCTTATTACCGGCCCCTTTCACTGCTTGAGCAGCTGCCATTCCTTTATCTCCGGCTTTGCCTAAATTGGCTGCGCCTGATGCAACATTACTAGCGGCAGTTCCACCTTGTGCTCCTGCTTTAGCACCTTTAAAAAAGTTGCCTATACCTTGAGCGCCAGCCTTAATTGCATCTAACGGACCTTCAGCCACTTGTTGAGTTTGTTCTAATTGAGCAAGACGATCTCTTAGCTCTGCAATTTTTTGTGATTCAGACATATCGTTTCCTTTATTTTGTTCTGCCACGGCTACGCCGGGGAATTGTTTCATAGCAGCCTGTGTAGCTGGCCCCATTTTGCCATCTGCTGTAATTTTAGCACCTTTGGCAATTAATTGTTTTTGTAATGCAAGTACCTTTGGATCAGCACCTGGAGGTGTAGGAGCAGCCGCTGGTTTAGCCGCACCTGCTTGTGGAGCCGCATCTTTAGCAACAGCCGCAGCAATTTCATCTTCGCCTGGTAAGTAGCTACCAGTACGCTGTTTATCACGTAGTGCTTGAGCACCTGCAATGCCTATACTAGCTGCTGTGCCAACACCTGGAATTAAACTGGCAGCACCACCTAGTGCTGATAATCCAGCACCTGCCCAATCACCTTGTTTAGCACGACCGTAAGCATCATATGCACCTAAGGCAGCACCAACACCTGGGATAAATCTTCCAATTCCCTTGCCAGCTGCTGCCGCTGGTGCAGCAACCGCAGCTTCGTTTAGAACCTCAGGCGATTCTAATCTACGAATGGTATTTAAAGATTCTAAGATCGGGTCTTTCATTTTAAAATCTTACGTTTTTAATAGCAAGTAATATTTGATCGTCTTCGTAAGTTACTGATTCTGCTGCTGGTGTATTTGAAATTTGTGCGCCGGGTACACCTGTTACACCTGGTAACGGTTGTGATGGTTTAGTAGAAGCACCAGTTGCTGGCTTCTTAGGAGCAGGAGCAATTTGTGTAGGTTTTGGCGCCGCTGGAGTAGCTGCCTTTGCCAGTAGTTCTTTAAATCTTGCTAATTTAGCAGGGTCAATAGTTTGTTGATCGGCAGCTGGATCTACTGCTGCCGGAGCAGCTGCCTGCCCTGCAGTATTTGCACCTGCTTCTGCATCCATTCTATCAGCAATTCGGCTAGCCTGAGCAGCCGCATCAGGTGCTTGGTTCTGTGTTCCTACTAATGCTGGTGCACCTGCTGGCTTAGTGGCTGCGCCTCCTGGTGCTGGTGCTGACGGCTTACCTTTGTTAGGAGCGCGAGCTAAAATAGCTGGGTCAGTTGGATCAGCACCGCCTAACCACTTTTGATCTTCTGGACTTAATGCTGCCCATGCTGCTGATTTTGCAGGATCACTAGCATGTGGATTTTCAGTTAACGTAGATTCTTCAACCTCATAACCAAATTCTTCAACTAATGCTTGAGCAATGGCGCTAGTGAAATGTTCGTCTATATCGTCTTTCTTTGGCTTAGCGTCTTTTTCAGCTTCCTTGCCTGTATACTTGTCGCCTTTGACTTGTGTAGCAGGATGCTTTTTACCGCTCTTGTCAGTCCAGGTTGTTTCTTTCTTTTCTGATTCAGTTAGAATTTCTGTTTTGTTAATAGTTTCTAACTTTTGCATCAATGCTTTTAAGTCCATTTTGTTCCCCAAATAATCTATAATATATTTATGCTCACTTAGCAGTCTACGGTAGCGAATCGTTTTCTGCGGGCAGCAGCCTCCCCACACTTAAAAACGCAAAGGTCCTAAGGTAGTGTGTTCTTATTCTTTAGAAGTAGCCCTTAGCTGCCAGCTGTGCTTGCGATGTGCATCCATGCGGCCTGCTATAAAGTCACTTAATCCGTGTTCGCCTGCTTGTTCAGAAAGATCAAATACTATCTTTAACAATTTAACCATTTTATCACTGTCTTGCAGTAATTCTGCAATCATAGCTCTATCTTCTAACATGTTTAATTCA